GCCAGAGAGCCATACGGCGGCTCCGGGTTTTCCTGTTTCTTTGGTTTTTCTCTGCGCTCCGCCATACCATGGCAGGCCAATGCGTCGGCCATCACCCGGTCGCCGTGGTTCTTTTTCGCGCCGGTCGGGTCGACCTTATCGTTCGCCCGCGAGTGCTCCACGCCGCCCTTGTTATCGAAGATGTATTCGAGCGTTTCCTCCAGCGCGATCTTCGATCGGTTAACGAGCGAGAATTTCTCTACGCCGGCGCGATAGTTCCCCATCAAAACGAGTTTCGTCTCGTTCGTGCTGGCCCAGCCGGGCACGTCCGAAACTTTCTTACTGATCGCCTCTTCGCGCCGGCGGTAGTGGATGTTGCCGTAGCCCAGTTCCATGACGCGGGAGCCGAACTGCCGTCCAACGCCGTTGTTCTCCCAGATCAGATACGCCTTATTCAGCCACGTCGCCAGTGCCACGGCCTGGCGGGCAAACTCCTCCGGGCGGATATACGGGTTTGCGTACTCGGCGATCTTCTCGTTCGTCACCGCGTCGTAGGCGCAGAGACAGGAGTTGCTACTGCCCGTCCCGGCCGATACGTCGCCGCCAAGCACGATCTTGTGGTCGAGCGTAATCTTGCCGGACTTGTTCAGTAGACACCAGAGATGTAACCGGCCTTCGGGGTTCTCACGAAAACGGATCGGCTCCGCCGTCACGGAGTCGTACTCCAGGTCGCCCACCAGGATCGGCGGACAGGCGAACCGACGAATCGCCTCCTGGATGGTTGCCGCCGAGAAATACTGATAGCCGGAGCCGAGGTAGTCGATATCCAGTTCGGTCGCGATTTCGCGAGCCGACGCCGCCCGGTCGCACTCCCGGTCATACCACGGCGAGCGGAGCTCGCCGTCCAAGGTCGAGCGATAGCGTTTCGGGAAACCCTCTACATCAATCACCTTCAGGGTGCCGTCCTTGGCCGTCGTGTAGAGCCCCCTGTTCTTGAGCGGATGTTCCGACCAGTGAAAACGGAGCCTCTTGATCCCGGTCTGCCGCACGTCGTAATAGGCGTTTCCGGTCCCGTTGGGCGTCGAGTTGAAGACCCGGCAATTCGTGGCGTCCCGGGTCGCGTTCAGGACCCGGTGCCCCTGGTCGACGGCCGCGAACTCGTCCAGCAGGATCGCCGTTCGCCGGTCGCCCCGGGCGAAGTTCTCGGTGGTGCTCTCGCCGTCAATCACCGAGCCGGTGTACGGATTCAGCATATGAAGCTTGCTACGATACGCACGACCGTACCCGGGCGGCATCAACCACCGCGGCAAATTACGGTGCAGGAAGTCAATTTTCCAGAAGAGCGCTTTCGGGTTATCGCTCTTATCGACGTAATCCTCGACCCGAGAACCCATCAGAAACGATAGGTCGTCATGAAAATGCCACGCCCACTCGAACGCTAAGATACATAACCACGAGGCCCCCATGTCCCGTGACTTCTCGACAAAGATGTCATGCTCATTGATCGCACGGATGATCGTCGACAAGCCGTCTCGCTGGAACGGATAGAGGATCATCGGGACCTTGGCGAACGGCTGCCGGCGCGGATCGTATGTCCAGACGAAACCGTTCACGTAAAAGATCGGGTCGCGCTTACAGGCGTCCCAGACTACCTCGGCGTACTGCGGGTCGTCCATGACGCGGCGGTGAACCAACTGTCGCCAGCGCATACTCTCCACGAGGTCCGTGGGGACATGCTTCGCGAAGTCGGTGCAGAATTTCATAGAATAAACTTCTCGGCGTACCAAACGGCCGCCTCAACGATAAGCAGACACCATGCTGTATACACAGCCAGGAAGACAGTAAGACCCAGGCATCCGAATAGGATCGCTTTCATTCACTGCTTTCCCCGAGTCTCCTCCATTGCTCATCTTTCTTGGCTGCATCAATCAACTCACGATAAATACGTTCGGTATGACTCGGCTGCTCACCGCTTAACAAGTCAGCCACCGCCCACACGCCTCTCTCCAGCACGTTCACCCGGCGAGTCAACCTGCGAATCTCCTCGATCTTCTTCGCTTCCGTCAAGTCGCCCCATGGGATACGCCTACGGAACGTATCCACGTAATACTCCTCAGACAGTGGGACTGGCCCGTGACATATCGATTCCGGTTTTATCGCTCTCTCCTATTTGATCTTCAAGGCGTGAAGCACACAGGCGACGACGCAAGCAAAAAACGCATACATCGCAAGCATGCAGATTATGGACAACGTACAGCCAATGACTGACCCCCAATCAGCCAAATCATCCAGCCACCATATCATCCGCCTGAAGTAATGTCTCATCACTCTCTCCCAGTTCCGCCAGCATCGCGTCAATCTCCTCTACGCTCCGCTTGCTGGCTCGTTTTGATAACCGTTGTTCCTCCTCTTCCGTGTCACCCTTGGCCTCCACCTGCCCGAGGCGCTGCATGAACTCTTTGGGCTGCTCTTTGGCTTGGATGTACAGAAAAAAGGCCCGATCGTTCGGGCAGGTCGTCGGCTCGACCCCGACGCGAAGGAACTTGCCGGCCGCACTCATCGCCCAGGCCAACTGCTCACGGTACGAGAGCGACTTGTCTTCGCACTTGACCGCCTTCGGCCGCTTGTCAGGCTTCGGCGTGTCGGCGTGCGATTCAGGATGCGGATCATAGTCACCGACATCGTACGAGCGAAAGAGCGGCTTGAGGCATTGAAAATCCTTCGCGGCCTCGACGGTGGCCTGATCGAGCGTCATGCCACCGTCTTTCTGGAACTCGGCCACGAGCCGCTTAAAGCGGTCGTAGGTAATCTTGTCCTTCTTCCCGCCGGCCTCTTGTCGCCAGAGAATTGAATGGCAGCGCTTACGGAACTCTCGCATCGCGATCGGAGGCGAGAGTCCCGCACCTGCCCCGGTGCGCGCCTTACCCATTTACGCCTAGTCCTCCCTCGGAATCACGTCATCCACTTCGCGAATGATGTTCGCAAGCTGCATGGTGACACTACATGGAGTATTACTTACCAGTTGCGCAAGCGTGGCGTAGTGCCGGCAGTTATCGAGAGCGATCAACATGCGCTTGCTTTCGAGGACCTTGCCGTCCTTATTCACAGCAATCCAATACGGCGTACCGCCGTAAGTCTCGCGCTGCTGCCAGTACAAACCAGAAGCGGACTCGCGTGTTTTGATCGTCCCAAAGGAGTTCATGATCTTTAACAGCGTGGCGACCTTCTTCAGACGACATACAGGTCTGATATACGGCCCGATCTGTTTGCAAGGTCGCTTAATCCCCAGGAGGTCTTCCAGCGGCTTGATCTCGTCTTCGATCTTGCAGACGTACTTCAATGCGTCGTCCCGCTGTTGGATGGCGATCTCAACCTCTTTCGAGTGCAGCTTGTCTTTTTCGGCGAACTTCTTTTCAAGTTTCTCGTACTCACCAACCAGCAAATTATGCTGGACTATCATTCGACCGGATTCTCCAGCGAGGCGGTCGCACTCACCCGTCACAACGTCAGCCTCCTCCTCAAGCTGCGCGATAATTGCGAGATGCCTGTCGTTCCGTGTATTAGCTTCCCTGTTGTACGCTTCAAGGGCATCACAGCGCTTAGTGAGTGCTTCATGCTCTTCAGTAGTGGGTCTAGACGGACCTGCGACCTGTCGCTTCAGTTTTTCGCACTGATCTTTCCAGTAGTTGCGACAGTATTTCCAGTGGTCGCGACAGCCGGTCATTTTGGCGAGTTCATTTCTCTCGACCTGAAGTTCATCCTTCACGGCCTGAAGCTCCTCCTGCTCCTTATCCCGCAACTCGCGGCTCTCGGAAAGCCTGTCGGCCTGGGCCACCCGCACACGAGTACAAGCCTCAACTTCCCGCGTCATATCCCGAAGCTCATCCGCAAGCTTGACGCGCTGCTTGATTTCCTCCTGAAGGCTCTGACTTTCCTCGGTGAGTCTTCGCTCAAGGTCCCTGCACTCGCTGCGGCAGTTCTCCAGTTCCCCGCGTGTGGTCGTGAGCTTTTTGGCCAGTTGCTCCACATGGCGCCCCGTAGCGCAATCACGGTCCATCCTGGCCACAACCAACTCATTGTAGAGTTCATCAATCCTCTTATTGGCGTCGGCAAGTTCGATCGTGGCTTTTCTGCGAGATTCCTCACAGGGATTCAGGTCCCTCTGAAGGCTCTGGCTTTTCTCGATGAGCTTCCGGTTGACTTTCTCGCAAGAACTCAGATCATTCTTGGTTTCAGTCAGCCGATCCGTAGTTCGACGGAAATCCGTCTCGGTGCGAGTGTAGGCGTTCGTGTAGTTGTCAAGTTGGTACGTGACATGGACAAGTTCCTTCTTGGCCTCATCACGTTCCTTCTCAAGTCCAAGGCACTGCATATTAATCGCATTACATTCATTCTGAACGACCTGAAGAGAGGCCATTGCCTCATCACGTTCCTTTTCCAACTCTTCGATCCTCGTGTGAAGCTCGTCGGAAACCGTGATAGCCTCAATGACGGCCTGGCGCTCGTCCCACAACATATTCTCCAAGTCCCTGACGTAAGGAAGTCGGCGGACCAGAAAGCGAAACGGCGCGACGGCGAGCCGGAGGAGCCGGAGGAGCCGGCGGATCGGCCGTCGCGTGGACGGCCATGTGCTCCATTCATATTCAAACCAGACTTCCTTGACTTTC